TATGGGAGTAGGGGGACGTCTAGGTCTGCGTCAACCGACTTTTCGATGGCATTGCCAGCACCAGAGGGTGAATAAAGATATACGTCGCCCTTGTAGGCGCAACCAGATAGGATTAGTGTTGATACGAGTATTAGCTTTTTCATTGATTTGTATTCCTGTGAACTACGTCTAAGACTTTGTTTGAGAGTTCTTCGATGCCCTTTTGCCTACCTCTTAGCTCCCCGAGGTCTGAAGCCATTTTAGTGTGATCTTTGTTGAGCGACATTACCGTCCTAAATAAGAAGGCAATCGCCGTGGTCATCGCCGCCGCAGCACCTACTATTAGGTTAATGAATGTCGCTGGGTCCATAGCACTACAGGCTAGCCATGCTGATGATAAGAACGTAGCTAATGCCAACAAAGTATGACGCAACCAGCAACCTGTTAATGATCATGACATTCTTTAGTGACGACATCTCAGCCGCCTTTATGTGGCAGTATGCGGCAAATATGCCGAGCCCCTGCCTGAAGAACACGTTGAAGTAGACACCAGACTCGGTCAAGTTGGAGAATATTGCAGTTTCCCCCATGAAGGAAGCCGTCCAAGGCATGAACCAGTATAAGTTATCTACCGCAGACCCAATGAATCCGCCAACTACACCGAGTATGAACCATTGGTGGGCATCTCGACTGTCTGCCTCAAGTGCAGCGCGGGCGGCGGGTAGCCACAAATACACAACAGCAGCCGCCAGCAGAACGGTCGGAATGGTCATTATTAAGGATAGCATCTCAGCTATATGATGTATGTCTAAATCCACTGTAAAAATTGTTTGAAGAAAAGTGCTAGGCGATTTGTTATTGAATTATTGCTCATGGGATTAACGCTAATGAGCGAAAGGCATTTATGGCGGTCTATTGTTTGTTTGGTAAATTTTAATGTGTATGCTTGCTTTCCGTGTGTTCCAATGACGCTTATTGTTGGTATCGCACTTGGGAGTGATGGGTCTATTGATCGAATGTCGTACGGGTAGATTGTATTTGGATTAAACTTCCAGCCGTCTCCGTGTATTAAGACTGACCCTTGGTTTGACCGTAGGATAATGTCGGGAAAGTTTTTAACACGTGCGACGTTAGTGCTGTGGGATGTGAAGCGACTTGATGTTACTTCCCCAAGGATTCCAGTTGCGATTTGCATTAACGGTGACGACGGACAAGGCCGATAAACAATGTGACCGCAATTCCGAGCATCAATGGGTAGCTATTAGGCTCTGGAACTGCGGTAGTTTCGGCGGTGAAGTTTTGCAGGAATGCGCCTATTCGGTGCGACTCGCCTTGGCTATTGAAGTGCAGTCCGACAGATTTAACGTTGTTTAGATCAACCGCACCCGTTGCTGGCGTTACACCAAACGCTGAATACGGCTCCCACGTTAAGCTGGAGACTGATGTAGTCACGATGCTCGGAGAGCGGTCGTGTGTGCTATACTGTGTGCTGATGTGCCAGCCATTGATCGTTTCAATGATGTAGCGGATGTCCGTTGTTGTCCTACGGTTGGATGCTTTGTATGTGATGGTGTCTAAGGTTCCATTGCCAGACAGAAAGTCATGGTCTTGCCAAACAATCATACTTTCAACCGTATGGGTATTTCCGTCCCCATTGCCCAAATAGTTGAGCATCTGAATTGAATTATCGCTTGGATCTACGCCAAAGACGATTCCCGCACCCAATGGGTTCGGTGTTATTGCTCCGTAATAATTCAAGGATTGGTTGGTTAATCCCGCGCCGTAGTCGCCTAAAACTGGACTTACAGGGCTACTAGGATCGTAGGCTGGGTTGGCGGTTCCGTATGCGTAACTCGTCGCCATATCCAGCGTCCCGTCAAGTGAACCCCAGTTTACAATTATAGCAGCGCAACTAGACTGAATTACACAGCTAGTTAAGCAAATTAATATTACCGCAAATGTCTTGTTTTTACCAAAGTCCATAATTAATAGGTCGTGTATGACGAAAGGTCGCCAACTGTGACAGTGTGTTTATTGGAATTTAAAGGACATGATGTCGATTAAGCTATCGTTGGCCCCAGATGAGTTGTAGTAATTGAGAGTGCAGTCAGTAGTCTCCGTGGAGTTTAGCCGCGCTTTTACAATGTACCTAGTTGAGTATGAACACCCATTAGCAAAACCCAACTCACTTCCGGTTGTGCCGAAAGATGTGTATGTTGAATTGTAATTGCTGGCCGCCGATATGTCCCACGACCGAGCAGTCCACCCAGCGCGCCATTGGGACGCTGTGTTGTGCATGGTTGTTTCGTTGACCGCACTAATTGATAATTGCACATCCATTCCAGCAGTGGCGGAAGTTAGCAAAAACTCAGGGTCAAACGCTGGGCCGCCCTGAGCGTAGAAGCAAAGGATTTCGTATTCAAGATAATGGTCTCGACCCGCCTCAAGGTTCAGTGTTGCTATTGGCACTTTGTTTGGGGCCCCTTGGGGAATTACGTAGTCGCCACGGTGTTGCTGGGTAAGATACTTTGACAGAGTACTTGTAACCGCAAAGCTTTGAACCGATGATAAAAAGTTATCCGACTTTAAGAACGGAGTTGCCCCGCCGCTAATGGTCTCATAGAATCTCAAATCAGTTGGCGCTCCGCTAATTACCCATGTGTATCTAGCAGCGGCGAGCTGTTGCCCTGCGAACTCTGGTGGTGTTGCGTCCCATACTGCAATCTGTGCGGAGTTTTGCAGTTGGTGATCTAAATATGTCGAGTCATACGGGATGCCGTTCATGTCTCCCCCCGCACTCTCAGAGAAATTAGCCACAATCCCAATATCTTCAAAGCTTATTGGTGTTGATCTTTTGGCGGCAAGAGTGAAGTTTGATGTTCCAAGCCCGAAGGACTCGCGCAGTTGTGCCTGTTCTGTGAGGGTAGGTGGTGTTCCTACGGGTGCGTTTCCTAAATCAATGCTCATTATCCGTTATATGTTAAGTTAGTTCCGTTGAACACCAATGGTTGTCCGTTGAAAGTGATGGTGAATTGGCTGGTTGCTGGCAGTGGTCTAGCACCACGAAATCTGCGTGTTCCCACGTTGCCGAACGATCGTCTAAATCTAAAGTGTGCCATATTATCGTGCCTCTACGTTAAACTGACTGCCATCCTCTAGTGTGCAGTTTGCTGCGGAGCTTGTGTTCACTATTTCCCAGAAAACAATGTCATTTTGATTGAGTTCGACGTAGGTAGTTGCGTCATAATATGCAACGTCACGAGCGCCCTGAAGGTTGTTTACCACGCGAGTTTGTGAAAACACTAGGGTCTGTGCGCCATCATCTTTAATCAGGCGAATCTCGTATGAATCACCACTTGTACCCTCTATGACGAAGTCAAATGTCACGCGGAACTGTTTAGGGTCATTCCCTATGTGTCGAAGTTGACCGTTGGCTGGGCTATCAAAATGGACGAGGTCATAGGGAACCCAAGTGCCAGCGATTACGGATGCAGTATTAATTGCAGATATAACTGTCTCTGCTTCAATTGCTAAAACAGCTACGCCACCGACAAAAGTGTTTCGTAGCCCAACATTATCGCGCCATGCTGAACACAGGTCGGTCGAAGAAACATTTGGGGTAATGTTTACGTCGTTTGCGTTACTTGCACCATCCCTAGTAATGATGGCCTCCTGAATTTGAAGTGTGCTAGGGTTAGGGAAGTTGGTTGGTGAAAAATCAAATAGTGGGGCTAACGTGGGAAGGTCGCAGTTGATGTCAGTAAAAAACCTAGATTGCATTACGAAACCTGTGCCAGCAGAAAATAATGGGGCTGTCATTGTCCCAGCTAGACTGCGAACGATTGATGTGGTGATGCGATATCCACCTGCCCACGCTCCCTTTAGCGTCAAGCTAGGGGAACCGCCGAATCGACCGCTGCCCTCTTCAAGACCTTGGCGGTAGTTATCTACAGTGCCGAGGGATGAACAATTATTGAAGTTAATGCGAGCAAACTCAAAAGCATCAAAGCCAGTTGCGCTTACCAGGTCAAACACCTGCGAACCAGCACCACTTGCCTCAAAACTTAGGTCCCTACCCAAAAGATTGCCACTGCCTCCCACTGGTGAGGTAAACATGGTATAGGTGTCGGCAGATGAAGTGATCTGTGACACATCAAATGTTGATCCAACTAAGGATAGTCCGCCAGCAGGAACCTCGATTGACTGGCTGCCCATGTCAATAATTCCGTCAACATAGTAAACGACATTACTAAGTAGGATTCCAGACAAGTCGGATGCTTGCTTTACGACAACTACGGACGATTGGTCTGCAAGCTCTAGTAGGTTAAGTCGAGACTCGGCATCATTTGCGTTGCCATTGATAGTTGATCGAGCAACGCTTAGGGGGTCCAGGTTATTGAAAGTGCTTTGAGCCATAATATAATAATTTTTTAAGTTTAATCAATCCAGATTTCTACGTCATTCCAAATTGAAGCGTCTACCCATATTCTTCGACTCGGCCGTGCGCCACGAAACCTACGTGTGCCAACATTACCAAAGGATCGCCTGAATCTGAAGTGTGCCATAATGTTGTTAAACTAGGGGTTCTGGGGCTGGGAGGAGTTCCACGAGTTCCGACATATCTGCTATCTCGGCTGTGTTCAAGGCTGCGGTGTCTAGAGCACCGAATATCTCACTAAAGATGTGCCCCGATCCTGTCTCTGAAAGTATGTCGCAGCAGATGCCGTAGCGTCCGTCTGTGAGCAGGACTGGGGTTATTAAGTGGCTGGTATTGATGTTACCCTGCTTGGCCTGCATAGCGTGATACAGGGCTGCTGAGAACAGCAGAGCCTTCGATTGCATGTCTTCGATGCTAGGGTCGGTGGCGATGTAGTCTAGTGGTTTCATTATATTGCTGCGATCTCCGAGATTAGGGTGTCCTGCAGACCTTCGAGGGTTGCAAGGTTAAGTGCAGGGCCTGCGTGGTAGGCTGCTAGTCGTGCTGCCGTATTATTGCTTCCACCAGAATCGGCATAGACATTAATATCGACATTGTTAATGGAGGAAGATGTGCTTGACTGAGTTCCTGTCGTTTCGTAAGACCAATCGTAGTCTGCTGAATTGTTTCTAGAAATACCGATTAGTTCGCCAGTTGCTGTTGATGACCCAAGCGTACTGAGGGTGGTGTTTGCCGATCTAGCACGGAAACCAGTAGTATTACCGAGAATTGTAAAAGTAGAAGCGTCGCCAGATATGTAGCGGTTACCCCCAGTTTCACGGTCAGCGGTAAGATACACGCTCAAAGAGTGATCGTTGAGCGATAAGTCAGAGCCAGTTAGTCCTGTTCCAATATACTTGGTCGAGGCATCACCTTTTAGACCAGTCAACTGATTCAAGTCACCCGCAACAAAGCTGTTGTTGGTCAGCGTCGGCATTCCATCACGTAGAGGAACTGTGATACCTTGAATGCCTACACCCACAAATAATGCCGAGGACTCCAGCTTGTCCCACAGTTTGTTTTGGAACAAGCCAGTGAAGTAGTTAGTGATCGGTGTCTTGTAGGCTGTGTGCGTAGTATCACCCGCTGTTACAAGGCGAGCAAAGTAGTTCTCTGCTGCTGCCGCTGCCTCAACTGCT